TCAGGTGTTAAAGAAAAAGATGAGATACTAGATGATGACGATGAAGATCTAGAAGATATTATGGAATTTCTAGAGAAAAGAAAAAAAGAAGTAAAATAATTTAAGGGAGATATATATCTCCCTTTTTGTATCTATTATTGAACCTCTCTCACTTACGCTTCGCTTCGTTGAAGTAGGAGTCTTCTCACCTAATTAAGATAAAATTGAATATCGTAGATTTTGTTAAGGCTGCAAATACTGGAACTTTAGTATTATTATATCTAATATCGTAACTAACTTCTTTATTCTTATATATTTTAGCTGAGAATTTAACTAAAGTATCTCCTAAACAAAGATTAGGGGATTTTGTAGCATAATTAGGTAAACTAGATATAGGAGCCCATCTCATATTTAAAGTCGATCTATCAATGTTAGCCTTTAAATATCTTAATATTTGATAATGTTTGTTAAATATTGAATAATTATCTGTACGTATAATATTGTACTGGAATATTTCTGTGTCTAATGTAACGTTAATAATTATATTGCGATTAGAAAATACGTCGATAAATCTTACTTCGTAAATATCGGTATCTGTATTTTCAACTAACGTATTGATAGGAGTGAACTTATACATGAGGTTATCCGTATCGAAAGTTAGTACGTTAGGCAGCGGTAACCCGCTTTCCTGTAATGATAATAAATCATTTACAGATAATATGCCATTTTCGGTATAAATATAATTACTAACGTTTAACATGTATGGACTCCTTTTCTATTAAATATTATAACCAAACAAATCTTCTTTCACATCATGATCTAATCTATCTAATATTCTACCTATCTTTTTAATATCATCGTTGGTTAATACTAATTTACCTAATCTATCATATTCTTCAACATAATCTAATAAATTGAGGACACCTTTTCGATGTTTATAAATTTCAAACGTTCCTTTTTTAGTTTTTAGATCATTAAAATCTAATTCATATTTACCTATAGTCAGAATTGGATTATTTTCGTCTATCATCACTTTAGTTTCACTATTAACTTTAATAGATTTAATAGATGCTATAGCACTGGAAATCATAAAGAATAATGATGAAATTGGTTTATATTTCTTATATGGACCTGCATTCTTTAAATCCCCATAACGTTCCATATATAATTTTGCTATTTGGAACATTGCTTCTTCAGCATTATAAGTTCTAGATATTTTATATATATCCGAACCTAATTTCATCAGCATATCGGCGATAATATTACCATTACTATAAAATTTTTGTAATTCTTTAAGAATAATTCTAGAGTATTTACCATAACAAAGCATATATACTACATTAAAAACATGTTTAAATAATTTTGCTTCGTCGGGTGTTGTAGTATAATCGTCATAAATTTTATCGTCTACTATATGATTCGAAATTTCGTACAATGTATCTTCTATAGGATTATCTTTGTATATTGAACCAAACTTAGAAATTACGTATTCATACGATTTATTTAGTTTAATATCATTATAATATATATCTTTAAACTTATCTAAAAAGTTCGAAGAAATTTCTTGCTTAATAGTATTCCAAACATTATTAAATATATTAAACCTTGTCAAACCTGGTCCTTTACTAATAAACTCTAAACCAAATTGTAAAAGATTTTTACCTATTTGCTTACTAAATGTCTTATAGAATGGCTGTGCTATTTTCTTTACAATTTGTTCATTGAATTTATCTTCTTCTATAAAAGCTTCGTCTTCAAAATCAGCACCTAATAACTCCAAATCCCTATCTGATAATAATATCATACTAGACATTAATACAGTGGGATCAGAGTTATCAAGCGTTGCATTACTATTCACTGTCTTTTTTGTTGAGTTTTTTTTAATCTCTTTTTCTTCGTCAGCAAACAAGTCTAAAGACAACCCTTCTTCGAGTGCCTTCATTATTTCTTCTTCTTTTTCTTTAGATAATACATCGATATGTTCAAATAATTCTTTTAGCATTTTAGTATAATTATCTGAACCCCACTGTATTTTCTCGCTCATTCAATAGCACCTCTTTTTTGCCTAGTATATTAGCCAGAATATGTCATATAGACTCTATCAGCTGCGAATTGAGCAGCAACCTCTAATACACCGTCATCATCGACAGTAAACGTTAAATCTTGGATATTGGTTGGCCAAATACCTTCTGCTTTAAATGTATATTGTAATGAAGAACCTGTATTATCAGCATCGGCTGTTATATCATAAATATTTATTGTAGCATCTTTCTTGTATTCATGAGCCAAAGCTATTCTACCAGTGTTGTGGTCAAATACTAAGTTTCTCCAATTGTACAAGGACGTCAATGTATCGTAAGAATTATCTACACCAACTAAGAACGTTGCATTAAAGGTAAGTTGGCTAGTTCTTCCCGCTAACTGCATAACTCCACTAATCCATGGTACTGTAACTTGGTTAGTAGTTGGTAAAGAGAATGTTAAAGATCTACATAATATATACAAAGGATCTTGTCCTGCTATAATTATCTCGAAAGCATTTTTACGAACAAAATCGTTTCTTATATCAGTAGGAAAATATATTGAACGATCTCTCATTGTAAAATTCACCTCTATCTAATTTTTTAAGTTTTTTAAATTGGGAGTAAAGGGATATCCCTTTACTCCACTCTATATTATTAATTTATATTTATTTATTGCCGAGCTATTAATTCACTAAAGCTAGCTCCTGTAGATGTTATAACAAACCTGTTGATTAATCTTTCAGCTGCTTTGGTTGGCTTAAGCCATACTTCGGCGACCATAACTCCATTATCTATATTGTAAGGAGTATTTGTTGTCTCATCACAAACAATCCGGAATTCATATAAACCTCTACGATGTTTAATTTCTGCAAGTAATGGATTAACCATTTGTTCGTATAATGTCCATGTTAACTTATCGTTTGGCTCAAATAGTAAGTATTTAGTGGCAGTAGCTAATACTTTTGTTATATAAATAATTAATCTCATTACGTTTACTCTATCTAAAGCTGATGGTTTTCTTTGTAATGTCTTTTGACCAAATACTACTATTCCATCGCCTACAAAGTCACATATTGGGTTGACAGCATTAGTACCTGTCGCATATAATAAATCTCTATCAGCTGCAGAAAGGCTTCTCTCGACTCTTTGTACATTAAATATTCTTCCTCTGTTAAGACCAGCAGGAGCATTCCAAACTTCAGCTACTCTATCATTATAAGCAAATACACTCACCATTCTTACGCTAGGCGGTACCCATTGTAATGAACCTGTAAATTGATCAGATATCTGCAACCACGGATAGTACAGAGCAGCAAAGCTTGAAGCTAAAGCATTATCATTACTCCACTGACCTGCTCCATTATGCCAATCAACCACTTGTTGTACTGTTAAATTCTGAGGTGGATCGATTATTGCAAAACAATCTCCTCTTACGGCTTCGCATATTTCTATAAGTTTATTAGCCACAGTTTTATCTCCAGGATAATCAGGGCATGCTAGAAGATTTATGTCATATTGTTCTGCATTACCGAATACATCTAAAGCAGCAGTTGCACTGGTTACGGTAACATTCTCTTCATCTGAATCTCCACCAGTCAATGTTAGAACCGTACCAAATAATGGAATATCACCTGATGTAGTATCATCAATCGTTAGTTCAACCTGTCTAGAAACTACTTTATTTGTTATAAATGTGGTTTCGGATTCGTCACCGAATGTTATGTTATTAAATATTTCTTCAGGTACTTGAGTTGTTAATTGATTAGGATTCCAAATTTTCAATCCATAACCGCTGAATTCGTCTTTAAAGAACTCTAATCTTATATTATTATATGCTTCACCTTCGTATAAAGCAGTTGCTGTACCATATCTTGCTAAATATACAACTTCGATAGTATCGCCTTCGTTAAGACTTACTACGTAATTTATGGAAATTTCACCAGTAGCATAATCTACAGTACCATTTCCACCCGTACCTACTAAATTACCTTCACCATCATCTAATAACGTGTAATCTGAACCTAATTTTACTACGACACTCTCTTTTATAACTGGTGTCTCAGTAAGTACTCCAGAGACGGAACCACCTGTAGAACCACCAGCACCTATCGTATCTAAAACCTGAGTATATTTAGAGAGATATGTTGCTGTTATCTTAAATCCTTCTTCAGGTGGTGTAACTAGGGCAAATTCTATATCGCCTGTGGTATAATCTATACTGTTATCACATGTAACTATACCACTTACAAATTTACCTTCTCCATTATCTGAAGAAACTTCAGATGAATTTACTAATATAGATACACTATTTGGTATAACTGTCGTATTGAGATTACCGACGAAAGCTGTATCGACTAAAATACCATCAGCATTAACTTGACCTACAGTACCTAAAGTCTTGATTTTAAATGTACTGTATTTATAGTTAGCAGTAAAAATAGTATTAATCTGAGAAGGCATCGTTATTTGGAAAACACCAGTTGCAGTATTCAACGTACCTGAACCAACTGAATTGCCTAGCTCATCTTCACCGGCTAAGTTATAAGTAGTTGAATCAACCATACCAGAAACTGTGAATGTATAAGTATGTGAACCATCAGAACCGATTAATTCGAAGTTTGCTGTATCAACGATATTAGCATGGGCTAATATACCATCATAAGTATAAGTACCTGATTCTGTGGTAATTACAGTTTCACCAGAGACAGTATGTTCGACGTGATTATATCTTATAGCAACTTCATCACCAGGATTGACGCTGCTTAATGTAAATCTGAATTCGCCAGTATCATAATCTATAAAATTAGGATATTGTGTTATGCTTGAATTAGTAATAGCGCTGAAGTTACCATTACCATCATCTTTTATAACTACGAAATTAGATGAGTCGTTAGGATCAGCTATTTTAATCTCTACTGTACCAGCAACTGGAGCATTATTTAAAGTAGCATTGAATATATATTTACCTGTGTTATCAACGGTTGCTAATAATTCATCTGTAATTTGATTAGCTTTTGGAATTTCAACAGAAGCTTTCTTAGCATTTGGTCCTACTAGACGAGAAAACCAAAGAGAGCTTCCAAATTCTAGGTAACTTACAGCAGCTAAGGCACTGTAATCTCCTTTTCTAGGAGTACCGAAAAGATCAATAAACTGTCTAATAGAAGTTACAAACGTAGGTTCGGTTGGTCCTTTAGACGTTTTTCCTACCATACCTAATATAGTACTTGTTAATTTAGGAGCGTATACCGAAAAATCTATAGTCTCGAAATATACACCTGGACTTGCATGTATAGGCATCTTTATTTACACCTCTTTTTTGAAATTTTTATAATATAATAATTCATCAAATATATATTAGAAATTGGTTTTATCTTATTTAATTTTAGTTTTAAGCGTTTTTAATCTTGTGAACTACCCCCACCTATAGAGGTGGTGGCTTCGTGGTCAATGCTCCCGTCGGAGCAAGTTTACCCACGCTCAAAGGGCTGTTCCTTCCCCAGTGCTACCAACTACATGGCTAATTAGCTTGGTTTTCGCTCTAATAATCATAGTATTTTTTATATATTTTCGTAACATTCATCACCCACTTATAGAAGTGGGCGACTTCTGTCGTTAATTAGGTTAAATATTATCTTCTACAGTAACATCGAATGCCGCTTTAATATTGGTAGTATTATCAACATTAATGTCGTATTGTGTATTAAGTACAGATCTAATATAGAACTCATCGTTAAGTAGTTGAGTATAAAGTATAAATCCTATAGTCCCATGGAATATCCTGGTTTCTGTATCTGGAATTTCTATATAGGAAGTAGCATCGCTAAAAGATATATCCGTTAAATATCCATTAATCTCCAGATTAACGTCACCTATTTCTATAAATGTTTTAACATAATGTTTTTTATATAAGTTGTAAAGTAGTTTTTCAGTTAAAATATTAAATATTTCTTGAGACAAAGAAAAATAATCAAGTTGATAACTTATATTAAAGGGCATAAACATTATACCGTCATATAGTTTCATATTTTTTTTCAAATTTATTATTTGAGGTCTTATTATTCGACTTTTTACAATCTTTGTCTCGTTATTTGGAGATAAACCACTTCGTATAACAGAAATAAGTGGTAATACAGGAGTTTTATTGTCTGTTAATTCTAATTTAGCTCCTTGTCTAGAAGGCAAAGCTAAAGTTATCTGAGGAGTTTTTGGTCCTTCAGGTGTTAAATATGTTATATTATCCTTTAAATATGTTAAAATTGATTCATCATAATACCTTAAAACAGACAATTAAATCTATACCTCGCTTTTTTTTATTATTATTATTTGTCGTAATTATTATAACTATCGACTATTTGTATAGCAGCAATTTCTGAAAGCAATATTGCTACTACTTCAACCACCTTATCATCTTTCTTCTTATCAATCTTAATCTTTGAAACATCATTCTTACTATCTTTAACGAAATTCAACCACTGTTCATAGACGTAAAAAGCCTGCTCTTCAGCCATTGAAACTACAATTGACTTACCGCTCTTGAGAGTAAACACTAATTTGAGTATTCTTATATCTTTTGGCATATTAATCTTATTCCTCCTCTTTTGCAAAATGTTTTTTATACAAGTCTATATAGCAACTTATTATTTCATCAGCTTTTTTCATATTAGCCGGATGTACTCCTGCTTCTATTGATGGATATAATTGTAGTGTATTATCATAATTATCATGTATCATTTTATGTATGCAGTGAAGTAATGGTACATAAGAAACACAATCTTGTAAATGAATTTCAGCTAATATCATTGAAACAAAAAAACTATTAAATGGTACATTAGCTTCTAAAAGTTTATCGATTATGTAACTTGCCCAATCCCATGTAGTTTTCTCATAATGATGTACTTCAATTTCTACATTATCATCGCTTTTACTTAGACCTGTAGCAGCACAGACGTTTCTGTCACATCGATCTAGCCATTTTCTGTATTCAATACTGTTTCTAAACTGTTTAATGACACTCTTTATAAAATGGTCAAATTCTTGAGCATCGTATAGCTCGTAAAATATTACGCTATTTTGCATGTTATCCCCTATCCTATTTTAATAAATGTTGATGGGAATTTCTTTCTAGACCTAAGCTCTTCCAATAATTCTTTTTCCATCTCAACTGATTCAGTATATAAACTGTTTCCTGAAGCATCTAACGAACCTACAGGTAATGTAACACCTGAATATTTACGACGAATTTGACCTAGTACTTTACCTGTAGCTGCTTGACAATATCTTTCTAACCAATTTATCTCATAATCATTTAATGAAGATAAATCTGGTTCATGATCTACATATAGGTCAAATTTAAATATTGTTTCCATATATGGTGTAGGTGTTATCCTGACGATATTAGGTTGTACAGCTTCAACTATCGGTTTGACACCGAACATTCTTTTAGCTATATCGTAAGCTTCAAACATGGAAATATAATTCATTAAATTCTGATTGTTATGAGTAGAAGCTAGTGACATAGGTACACCTAATGTCGCTGTGACAGGTAAACCTAAACCTATTAAATATTCAATCGATAAGTATACATCCGCTATTCCATTTATTTGAGAATATTCATAAAATTCATATTCAGAAACATTAGGTCTTACTGTTTTATCTACTAAAACTTCTTGTGGGCTGTAAGTATTTAAATACATTACGGCCCTTTTTACAATGTATTTAAATTCATCATCTGTAATTTCAATTGACACTGTTGGCCAACCGAATTGACTGAAAACCCTAATCTTCAATTCGTTAAAATCATCAGGAGTCATTTGAATGTTATAATCTTTGGAGTTATATAATACTCCCATGGCTTATTAGACTTCCTTTGACTTAAGTTCTTCTAGTAATTCCTTTTTTGTTTTTCCTTTAGTATCGATACCTAAACTTTCGGCTAATTCAACTAATTCGGCTTTCTTCAAATCTTCTAAACTTTCTACGACTTTAGCTTCTTCTTCAGGAGCTTCTTCCTGTACTTCTTCCTGCTCAGTCTCAACCTCTTTTTCATTCAAAACAAAAACTTTTGATTCTTTAATATCTTCTTCAGTTACTGGTTTTTCTTCTTTTTCTTCTTCTATTTCTTTCATTACCTCTTCTAATTTATAAACTCTCTCAATCTTACTTAGTGATAAAAGAAAATCTATATCACTCTGTTTAAAATTATACTCTTCAGGGCTAAACACTTCTCCTCCTTCTATTCTTTTTCCATTATGTATAAATGTATTAAATGCTCTGTACTTCATTGTAATTATTCACTCCCTCTTTTTTTTTTTTTTTTTTTTTTTTTTTTTTTTTTTTTTTTTTTATTATTATTATTATCCATAAAATGCTTTATAGATTTTATTTAAAGAAGATTCGGTTTTTTTACCTTTTTTATCTTCGTCGTCATTATTAATTTTTAATTTGCCAATATCTTCATCTTCATCCAATAACTTTTGAATTTCCTCTGGGTTAAGATTTTTCCATAAACTTGAGTTAGAATGTTCTTGCATAAACTTTATAGTCTCTAATTTCTTATATTCATCGTTACTGACACCTAAAGTTTGGTTTATAATATTTGCGTAATTTCTTAGCAATATCTGTTTACTCTTAGTATAAGCATAGAGAGCATGAACCCAACCAAATATCAAGTCAGTTCTTGGACCATCTACTTTACCATGTTCGTCTACTGTAAAATTCAATAATTGGTGTAATAGTCTTTCAGATTTTATAATTCCATATTTCTTGACTATCGAATTACTCTTTTTATTATTCATTAACATTTCAAACTTTGCTCTAACATTATCTTTATCTTCGTCTTCAGATATTATATTATTAACGGCCTCAGTATATTTATCTATTAGAATATTGTACATATTTGCTAATAAAATATCTCGTGAAGTACCAGTAACGTTCGTACCTATAGATGAACGATAAGGATCTTTATTTATATCATCAGTCAATTCAGAAGGTTTCTTATTTCTGAATAAGTTTATTCCTACACCATTAGTTTTGTATAATATTTTATCAATAAGCACTTTACCTACAGCATTTCTTTCTATGTTAACTAAACAATTATTATATCGTCTAGTAAGGTCTATAACTATATCAGCGAAATCATCAGGAATTATAGTATTACAATCATATTCAGCAACCTGTTCTAAAGTACTTGCCTTTAATATTTGTATTGTACTAGAGTCTTTTCTATCGCCATAAGCAACGTCGACACCAGCTACGTATACCTCTCCTGGTATAGGTTTCTCAAATATCCATAAATTATCGTTTAAATCTTTAGCTATCGGGTCGACCGTACCTATTGAATCTAATATCTGTCCTGGTATATAGGTATTACCTGAAGATACGAACGACAATTCAAGTTCAGCAGCTATCGATCTATAATTCCAGTTTAGTTGGCTACATTGGTCTAAATACCATTCTTCGTCATACTCAGGTACAGCGGACCAATGGATTTTTACTGGTACATATTTGTTGGTCTTATTTAAAGCACCTTCATACATTTGGTAATACCATCCACCAGTACCAGATGTACCGTTCGGAGTTGATATTATAATTATACCATAAGGTTTGCCAGCATGTGATTTGAATGCGCGAGAAATAGTTGGATAAGCTGCTTGATATACTTCTTCGACTCTCTCGATGAATGCAGCTTCGTCGATAACTAATAGGTTTATTGATTCACCCAATGATGCACTTCTGGTAGCAGGAATTGCCGTTATCTTAGAACCATTTGAGAATGTTAATGATTGTTTATTATCTGTCTCTAGTTTCAGCTTCCACTCATTATTAGGTAGATATTCATACATATTTCTTATCTTTCCCAAGAATGAACTAGCATTTCTTTGTCCTGCTGATATTATCAATATATTATAGTTAGAATAATGTAAAGCACTCCAAAGGCATATTGCTTGTACGATCGTAGACATGCCTATCTGTCGTGACTTCAAAGTTATAATAAAGTGCTTTTGTAAAAATAGTTTAATTACCTTCTTCTGGAAATCATAAAGTTTAAACGGAATAATACCATGAGCAGGGTGTTGAATTTTTAAATTATCTTCCATCCATTTTATAGGATTTTGTCTGTTCTCTATTAGTTGTTTTAGTAATATTTCTACATTCGCTGCTGGCATTTTATATCTCCAATCTCCTTTAATTAAATTTTTAAAATAGGTAAATTAATACTGTAAATATATTAATTTTATTTTTAATTTATATATTTTTTATAATTAAAGAATGGGAAAAATCACACATAAACGACAAGAAACAATAAAAACATAAAGAAAATTGCAGTCAATGATAAGCACTGGTGCCTTTGGGATAAGGTGTACATACCCGCAATTGATAAAACAGGTTATATCTCAAGATTTACAGGAAAGTGGGTATACGTACAAGACATAGAAGGCGGAGACTTCTTGTTGAATTATGTTAAAGTTAAATTTAATAAAGGGATGGGATAAAATTGCTAGAATCCATTAACCGCTCAGCTTTTAATTGGAATTTTAATGCAGATGACTGGCTAGTCGACTTAATACTATCTAATAATAAATTACGTCATAAAATATTAGTACTTAAAAATTACTCAGCCACCAAAATTAACAATATTATATATGAAGCTTTCAATTTAGTCAAGGCGCATAGAGAAAAACTGGAATCCAATTCCAAAGAATTTCTTAAGAAAAAACAATATTTAGTTATGGCTTCGAAGAATAATGAAGATTACAAAATCCAAATATCTCTAGAAGATGAGTATAGATTGAAAGAACTGATTGAGCAATATAAATTATACGAATTAATAGGTTGGTTCCATTTAGGTAAAAATTCCAAAGTATTTAAACATTGTACATTGAAAAAACAAGAAATATTAGAAAAAATATATCCAATAGTCGATTTAAGTATAAGAAAAGTAATAGGTGCAAAAGTAATAAGTCCAAAAGACGACATATTTGAAGAAGCAGTAAACAACGCTTGGCTAGCCATTATAAAATATCTGCCTAAAATCGACACATCAAAAGTAATGTTCAGTATATTTGTAGGCATTGGACATCGCTCAGCTATTTATTATAATGTATTGAATTTAAGAGAAAAATACAAGACAGTTAGAATAAATGATATTAATAGTGTAAGTGATGAAGACGGAGTAAGCGAAGAATTATTTATCAATACGGTAATTAGAAATAATAATGAAGATGTCGGTGATGATATAGAAGATGATATATTGAATGAAATTGATTCGATTGATGTTGAAGAAAACTTTTTCATAGAAACGATAGATAATATGGAGACTGAGATTGAGCAGATAATTGAATCAATTGAAAATGATAATCATGTGAATTATTTCCATCAAAACGTGTTAGCTAAATCATTTAACATATTATCTGGTAAGACGAAAAAGATTTGTTTTGAAAAAATATTTGCAGAATTCTTCAACGATGTAATTAACTCCAAGATACCTGAAAAAATACTTAACAAACATTCTCCGGCAGTAATTGAGATAATGAATTTAACTAATGTAGATGAAAGTATAATAAACAATGAAGAAGCTAATAATACGATATACAAATTATTTAGGGATTGGATAAAGGATAAAATAGATTCTAAATTACATAAGTATGGAATTAATGTTAAAGATGAAACAATTATGCAGACAAAGAAACAACAAATTTTAGAGATAATCAAACGCGAGAATTTAATGCTAAAATATATAAAAGATAACAAAAATGACTTTATAAAAGAATTGCTGAAGTTTAAAAACGACAGAAGTCGCCCACTTCTATAAGTGGGTGATGAATGTCGCTTGACAATTCTTTCCTAATACTGTATAATCAGTATTAGAGGAAGGAGTTGTGATATATCAATGATTTTGGATAATAATAACCATTCAGTATTCTTGTTGTATTATCATCTTGTTTTAGTAACAAAATATAGAAGAAAAGTTATCGATGATATTATATCTAACAGACTAAAAGAGATATTTGAAAAAATACAAGACAATTATAATATTACATTACAAGAGTGGAATCATGATAAAGACCATGTTCATATATTGTTCAAAGCACATCCGAATAGTGAATTGTCAAAATTTATAAATGCTTATAAAAGTGCTTCATCAAGATTGATTAAAAAAGAATATCCTAAAATAAAAGAACAATTGTGGAAAGAATATTTTTGGTCAAGGAGTTATTGTTTATTGACTACAGGTGGAGCACCAATTGAAGTAATAAAAAAAATATATAGAATCTCAAGGGAAGGAGGTGTAATCTTGCTAAAGGCATATAAATACAGGATATATCCAACAAAAGAACAAGAAGAATATTTTGCTAAAGTATTTGGTTGTGTAAGATTTATATACAACAAAATGCTACATGACAAAATAGAATACTATAAACAAACAGGAAAAATGCTAAAAAATACACCTGCGCAGTATAAAAAAGAGTTTCCTTTTCTAAAGGAAGTAGATAGTCTTGCTCTTGCTAATGCACAACTGAATTTAGAGAAGGCATACAAAAACTTTTTCAGAGATAAAAAAGTAGGCTTTCCTAAATTCAAGAAAAAGAAGGGTTATCAATCTTATACAACAAACAATCAAAATGGTACAGTGGCAATTATAAATGGTCATCTTAAAATACCAAAAGTAAAAACTATGATAAAAATAAAACAACATAGATTGTTTGAAGGTAAAATAAAATCAGTAACAATATCAAAAACACCTACAGGTAAATATTATGCTTCAATACTTGTAGAAACTGAAATAGAAAAATTACCTAACACAGATAGAAAAGTAGGAATAGATTTAGGATTAAAGGATTTTTTAGTATTATCAGATGGTATAAAGATAGAAAATCCTAAATGGTTAAGAAGAACTGAAAAGAGAATAAAGAAAGTCCAAAGGGATTTATCAAGAAAACAAAAACATGGTAAGAATTATGAAAAAACAAGGTTACACCTTGCGAAACTACATGAGAAAATAGCAAATCAAAGGAAAGATTTTTTACACAAGTTATCCTCTAAAATTATAAACGAAAACCAAGTTATAGTTTTAGAGGACTTAAAGGTAAAGAATATGCAACAAAATAAACATTTAGCAAAAGCAATAAGTGAAGTTTCATGGTCAGAATTTAGAAAGATGTTAGAATATAAAGCAAAATGGTATGGTAGAGAAATAATAATAGCACCACAAAATTATGCATCAAGTCAAATATGTAGTGAATGTGGATATAAAAATGTAGAAGTAAAGAATTTAGCACTAAGAGAATGGAAATGCCCAAATTGTGGTGCTATACATGATAGAGATGTAAACGCAGCAAAGAACCTACTAAAATTAGCCATGTAGATGGTAAAACTGGGGAAGGAACAGCCCCTTGAGCGTGGGGAATCTGGTAACAGAAGTTACCTTGACCACGAAGCTGCCACTTCTATAAGTGGCGGTAGTTCACAGTATAAAAGGGAGCCTGATAAATATGTCTTTAAAAGGGAGCCTGATAAATATGTCTTTATTAAGGCATGAAAAAGAAAACCAATTTGATAGATATGTAAATAAAATATTAGATAATATATATGGTGGAAATATATTATATTACAAGCAGGCCGAAGAGGAAGCCAAAAACTTATTAAAAATAAGGAAGAATATTAATGAATTTGTAAGTCAAACTTCCTTACTGTCTAAAGAGATTAAGACACCATATAATAAATATATGCATATCGATTTAAAGAAACAAATAGTTTCAATGTTATTAACTGAAGCTACTGATGCTATATTAGGTTATAACCTAGAGTTTTTAAGGACTAGACGTTTCTTCCCAATGAGTTTAAATGAATTTATCGATAAGATAATAAATAAAGATAAGAAGAAAATAGATTATAAAGATTTTGATAAATCAAAAGAAGCTAAGCGTGTCTTTGAATATGTTAAAGAAAGAGTAATAAACAGCTACTTTGTTTTAAATAATATAATGATTGATAGGAATAGAGGAGTAATAGAATATGTAACTAGTTCAAGAGATTATGATTATGGTAATGTTATTCAGTATATAACAATTAAAGTACCTAACGATCTAGATGTTAATGTTAAATTTTCTGGATTAAAAGATAAACCATCTAAACTTATCAAAGACTATGAAAGTCTATTTACTTATTTTACTCTATTTGGTTTCAGTGAAATATATGCTCGCTGTACATGTCCTAATTTCGTAAGAAAACATTCTAGGAAATATGGAGTAGCAAATTATTTCTGTAATCATATATTATATTCGATGATGCAATTACCATATTATATTATGAATGCTCTATATTAAGAAAAGGGAGTTATATGAGATGAAATATTTATTGGCAGCTAAATTAGATTTTTTAATAAACGGTTCTAGACAACAATATTCAATAAGTAGAGGTTTGCATCTTAATTCTAAGGATTGGAAATCTTATGTACATTTGAAGACTAAATTATTTTATAACTTCTTAAAAAATGGTACCATAGAATTTACTACTCAGTCCGATATATCTGGAGAGAAATACATACAGCATCTAAAGATATCTGAATTCAAAAAACTAGAACCAATTTTGTTTTTATTACTCGTACTTAAAATTCCAGAAAATGACATAATAAACTTTATAAAAGTATTTATGTTAAATTCAGAAGCTCGTTTAGCATGTTCATGCCCTTCATTCCTTTATTGGGGAGCCAAATATAATTTAACTCAACTTAAATCGTGTTATGGTCCAGGAGAAACACGTCCACCCGATGAAAGAGACCCACATCGTAAATTTTTAGTTTGTAAACATCTATGGGTAGTCTTAGACAACTTTGAAAACGATATAGAAAAATTTATTAAAGATTTATTACCATATTATATAAGATTTTTCGGTCTACAATCTCCTTTGGCTCTAGATAGAATGATTAAACGAATGAATAAAAAATATGTGGTCAACTTAATAGAAAAAGCTAAGAAAAATGTTAATAGTTTGAATTCTAATGAATTGAAAAGTTTGTTTGATAATCTCACACGGAATAAAATGAATGACTTATATAAAGTATTCAATGTGCAAAATAAAGAAGAGCAGCTAAAGGAACAACAACAAGAGCAACAATCAAAAGAAGAAACTAAAAAAGTAGAAGAAGTAAAAGAAGAAGAATAACCCAAAGAAAAGGAAAAACCAATCAAAGAAACAAAAGAAATTGAAAAAGAAAAGGGAGAAAGTGAAGAAAATGAACAGTAAATCAATAGTAAATATTATTAAAGACGATGAACAATTAACTAGTTATATTGAATCTCTTGAAGAAGAATTAAAGAAAACCGAGAATATCGATGAACAAGTGGATATGATATTAAGTAATATTCTTAAATTGTTTAATAACTTCAACGATCGTAGGGCTTTACGCGCTTCTAACATCGATGCTATAGCTAATTTAATTAAACTTAAATCTGAGATACCTATGAAACGTATACAAACTAAGAAGATAATATTAGATATGCTAACAAAAAAGAAAGAATTAGAAATTAAAGAAAAGAATGCTAATGCTACTAGTAATTTAGCAAATACTACTTCCGACATGCTTAAAGCGATATATCAGCAATTGGACAACAACAACATACATCCAATAATAGAAGCAACTTTAGAAGAAACATGTAAGGATATTATAGATACACCACAACTAAAAGCTAGCGAAAGTGAATTCGTCGAAAATAATGGAAATGAAGAAGTTATAGATGTAGTCAAGTTACAAAAGAGTGTAGACGAATCTACAATTGAAATTGAAGAAAGTGGAGATGATATAAGTGGCTAAAGACAAAAAGA